GCTTGTGTCACTGCATCATTAGTCCTTTGCTGTTGTAAAGCATTAGGATTTAAACCAAATAAACTCATTACGTCACTAGCCATAATATTCTCCTAGCCTTACGGCATTACCATGTTGTTATTAAACTGACCAAGCCCTAATAAACCACTAGTATTATTTAATGAAGTAGGCATTGCAGCCACACCCCCTAATTGTGAACGATTATTACTCGCCCAACTACCTATTCCACTATTAATATTATTCCCTAACTCACCCCAACCAATATTACCTAGTGCATTACCAATACCTGTGTACTTACCAGCTTGTGCTAGACCTTGGTTCTGCCTAGACTCTGCACCACCGCCCATACCAGAGACTAAGTTACCACCAGCAGCATTATTAGCAGCCGATTGTTGTGATCCTAACATGCCACCTAGTTTTTGCTGCTCCATACCTGCTGCATCAAGACCCATAGACTGATTGAACATACTGTTACCAACATTAATGTCCATCTGCCTTTGCTGCTGTGCTTGTTGCTGTGCATTGTAACGATCTGCTGAGTCTTGCTGTGCAAATGCCTGAGCAAATCCAGTACCATCAGGAGACATCATACCACCACCAGTGAAACCTAGAGCATCCCCACTAGACATTAGACCAGTTCGACCAGAGCCAAACATAGAACCACCTAGTGCTAGTGCTTCAGCATTACGACTACCAGCACCCATCTCACGCTGTTGGTTGTAGAACTGATTAGCTAGTTGACCATAGTCACCACCAGCAGCAGTGTAGGCTTGTTGTCCTAGTCCCTGCATCTGGTTCTGTGCTTGTTGGTATCGAGGATCTAGTGAGAAACTAGCCTGACCATTGTTAAACTGAGAAGAGCCTAGTCCAGAGGTAACGCCATATGGTTTATACGTACCCCCTTCGTATGCTTTGTTAGCTGCATCTATCTGCATTTGAGAAGCTTGTTGAGCACCTTGTGATGCTGCATTAGCCCCTTTGTTACCTAATAACCCACCTATTAATGATGGTGCTACTGCACTAAATATCTGTCCCCACATAATATTATTCCTTATTACCTAGTAAATTAGTTGTGATTGTCATAGTGTTTCCTTATGGCCCGTTACTGAATGAAGTGAAATGATTAGATGGATTGTACATCCAAGAAGCAGCAGCGCCACCTCCACCTCCACCAGAAGCAAAAGATCCTGTACCAGAAGAAGCACCACTACCACTAGAACCAACAGATCCACCAGAAGCACCAGCACTACCAACACCTTCACTGTGAGAAGAACCTGCTCCTCCTCCACCACCTGATGTAAGACTAGCTGTTCCACCTGCTGATCCTAGACGACCTTCACTGCCTGATCCTCTTGAGCCACCACCACCGCCACCGCCACCACCTCCAGCGAGTACGTCAGCTATTCTATAAACATATAAAGGACACTCCACATGAATAGCATTTCCTCCAGATTGTCCTGCTGTACCTGCTGCCCCTGCGCTGCCCCCACTACCACTTGTACCACCATTACCACCATTACCGCCTCTACCTAGTATCCTACCTCTATTTTCAATTATAAGATTACCACCATACCCTGTGCCTGTTTTTATGGCATAAGTAGAGGTACTAGATGCAATAATAATAGTACCTGATGGTACAATAACTCTTACATTGTTAGTTTTATCAAGACCTAGATTATCAAAATCTTGATCGGTATATTCACCTGAGCTATAGGTGTATACATATTCCCATTGATAAGAAGTTTGCCAAGTACCACTCACTTTAGTATATGCTTTAAGTACACGTTGCCATGTACCACCTACTTTAGCGTAGGGATGAGAGTCTTGCCATGTGCCTGATACTTTAGATTTAATACTCAAACCAAATGTCTCCGTTTGCTCCATCACTGGAAGAAGGAGCAGAGTTATTTACATATAAACTACGACCAGTAGTTAATGATCCTCCGTCAATCACTACGCCATTAATACCTAGAGTGACTGTAGGAATACCAGCAACACCAGCAGCTACAGCAGTAGTTGTGTAAGCTGTTGTAGCTATCTGTGTACTGTTAGTTGCTGCTGAAGCAGTTGGGGCAACAGGAACACCAGTTAAAGCTGTGTTGTTTGAGTTAGCCTTAGTAGCTATTGCTGTAGCTAAGGAATTAAATTCATCATCTATCTCTGCACCTTTAACACGCTTGAGAGCATTACCTGCTGACAAGGAATCTTTAGTTGCAAAGTTTGTGGACTTTGTATAGTTACTCATTATATGACCCTGCCTGTTTTAATATATAAATCAAATTTCTGAATAGAAACTTCATTGCCACTAATTTCTGTTTCAAAACCTAATTGAACTACTGAGCCACTACCTCCAATGGAGAGCTTAACTCGATCAGTACCACCACCACCTGTGTACTCAGCAATGTTATACTCACCAATATTGTATTCAGATAGAGCAGTCTGTTTAACTGTAGCATTGTAAGACCTATACTCATCTGAGTAATCAATACCAGCCTTAACTGTGAACGCCTGACCAGAACCACCTATCAATGTGATGCCTACACTCTTCAGTATCTTAACTGTAGTGGGCTGCTCAAAGTCAAAGTAGTTTGTGTAGTAGAGCATACGATATGTTTCGTCATCATCAAGGTAACCACTGTACTCAGCTACGCCTGTAGTTTGACCAAACAATAATCGTCCATCAGTAGTGCTTATCATTCCCCTGTGAGATAGACCTGACCATCTAGTAGTCCTTGCTGCTCCGTTCTCTAGCTTACCTCGCATATCAAAGCAGTAGATCTGCTGGCTAGTAGGAAAACTTAATAAATAGAAAGCATGTTCTGGGGAGTATACACTCTTGACATTCTCAACAGGTTCTGTAGCTTCTAGTGCTGTAATCTCGTCACGAACATTAACAGACAAGTCGCCAATAGGAGCAGACTTTTCTTGTATTACTCGACTTAATGAACGCAGTCCTGATTTAGATAAGAATAAAATATCAGCACCTGTGTTCTGTACTGAGTCACGAGCAACACAACCTACACCATGTACAACTTCTACTAGTCTTAAATCTGTAGGTACTAAGTAGCTTTGATTATTACTTTTGTCTCCGTCTCTATAAATAACAATAGAGTTTTTACAGAAGATAACTAGGTTGCCGTTGAATGCAGCCAAGGCAGTGATAGAGTCACCACCCTTAGTGAATGATGTAGCTATGTCTAGACTACCACTCGTACCACCTGTCCATCTAATACCACCACCATTAGTAAGTACTAAGTCTGACCAGTACACAGTATGATTGTCACCTGTAATGTCAGCAGCCCATAACCTACCATAAGCAGACACCACTGCATTAGCTTGAGGTGGAGTTCCAGCAGCATTGGTAGCAGCATCAATCCTTTGTAGGGCAGCACCTGACTCCCTTACTAATGGATGATGTCCTCGTTGAAACATGTACACTCTGTTACTTAAAGTAGCACACTGCCAGTTGTCTGCTGATATAGCGGCAGAGTTTGTTATGTCTGATAGTGTAGCTAGACCTGAGTATACTTTGTTATCACCAAATGATATGAACTCTGATACCCCTGCGTTGTTTACAAACTCATGTAGTCCTTTAAGGTTAACAGCAGTACTTGCTGTAGTCCTATCTATCCAACCTTCTCTAGATCCTAATCGTCCAGACTTATCAATGACGCAGTTCGTAGCTTCTAAGGCATAACCACTGGCTAAAGTAATACTACTTTCCTGTGTGTTTAAACCAAAAAAGCCTGGGGCTGCAATTGATGTTGAGAGTAATTGCTTTGTCATTAGCTAGTCCAGATCAGTTCTTCGGGATGTTTGTTACCATCAAGTTGGATAGCATCATTCAGTAGTGCTCGTGCATTTGCGAATGCTGTGTTACCTGTCTGAGCATTATCTTCACCACGCTCTTCAATAGCTTTAGCATAGGCCAACATAACTACTGGATGAGAAGGTACATTAAACTTATCAGCATCTGCTTCAAGGTCTGCTGTCCTAGCAACCACGTTAAATCGTAATGTATAAACACCATCAGGCTTAGGATAAATATCTACTAGAGTATCTCCATCAGTACTAACACCATTAAAAGAATAGTTGGAAGGTGTTCCTGTTGCAACTGTTGCTGTAAGAAACTTG